CGTGCCCGGAATGTGGAAAACCCCCACAGATCATGGAGAGGGTTCACGACCCGAAGCATGACGTGCATATGGGTGCTGTGACTTGCCCTCACTGCCTGATCACGGCCCTGGGGGATACGACACAGATGGCGATAGATGCTTGGGAACTTACCTGTGACGAATTGGAGGAGGGGAAGTGATGACAGACTTTGGTGACGCTTTAGGTAGGAATATCTTTGAGGCCATTCAGGGTGGCGTGTCTAAGGCACTTCAGGAAGACCCTGAATTCAGAGACCTATTGGCCAAGGCAATTGAGACGGGGTGCAGGGACGCATTTCTCAATCAAGTTGGCTTCGGAGAATTCGTCCAGATGTCGATTTCTGACGGAGTCAAAGAAGCGTTCCTTGAGAGAGCGGAGGGGAAGTGATGACGAGTGAGTGGGAATTGCTGCCATGCCCGTTCTGCGGGGAGCAGCCGGAGTGGAAGAGGTCCACGTCCGAGGATGATTCGGGGAAGACGGTGGTGCATCATCGGTTGGCCTGTCTCGACAGGCGCACCAGGTGTCACACCAGGTGGTACACTGACGAAACACGCGCCGTCGGTGCATGGAACGGGAGAGACAAAGATGATGACCAAGGATGAGTTCTGGGAGCATCTGAAGTCCGAGGGGATGATGAAGGAATTCAAGGCGTCGAGGGTGGCCTACGAGGAGGCCGGTCTTTCCTCCAAGGATGCCTGGACCGCCGCCGCCAACGAACTCGGCTACGGGGGGACGGCCAGCACCAATCCTTCCAAGAAGGTGAAATCTGATCTCCCGAAGAAGAAGGAAAAGCCCAGGGTCAGCAAGGACCAATTCCAGGGAAAGTCGGCCAGTCTCCGTGCCGAGTTCCAGTGGGTCTACGAAAGTGTTGCGGTCGATGACGTAAATCCGGAAGATGCACCGAGTTCTGGAGCATGGGGACTGTTGGAGTTTGCCAGGAGCGATCCAAGGACTTTCTATTCCCGGTGGTTGGAGATGGCATCCAAGGCCGAGGACAGGGACTTGGTGATGGAAGGATTCCGAGAGGATGCCCGTCGCGCCACTTCTGAAATCGCGGAAATGCTCGAATCCATCCAGTCTGCCGTTGTACAGCAAGGTTCCCAAGGGGTTGCAGGAGAACTTGCAGTACCGGCAGGAGGTGCTGAAGAGAGCGGGTTCTGACAGGAATCTGCAACGGGAATTGTGGATCGCTTGCAGCAGGGACATTCTCTACTGGGTGAATGTCTTCGGTTGGACGTATGACCCCCGGAAGATCTCTTCGGGGATGACGCCCAAGTTGCCGTTCATCACCTGGGAATACCAGGACGAGGCTTTCCTGGCCCTCGATGAGTCCGTCGGACAGACCGATGTCCTGATCGAGAAGAGCCGGGATATGGGAGCGAGTTGGATCTGCCTGACGCTGTTCACATGGCGTTGGCTGTTCCGGCCCATGGAAAGCTACCTGATGGTTTCCCGCAAGGAATCCCTCGTGGATGGCTCCGGGGACTCCCTGTTCTCCCACGTCGATTTCATCCTCAAGGGATTGCCGGAATGGATGCGGCCCAATTTCAGAAGAAACAAGTTGAAATTGATCAACCTTGAGAACGGCTCGAAGATGGAGGGGGAGAGTACCACCGACAACATCGGTCGTGGTGGCAGACGGACGGCGATGCTGGTCGACGAGTTCGCCGCCTTCGAGCAGGGTGGCTGGGATGTTCTCAGCGCGACTGCGGACAACACCAATACCCGGATCTTCAACAGCACTCCCTCCGGTACGGCCAATGCGTTCCATGCCCAGAGACAGGCGGGAACTCCCCGGTTGCGTTTCCACTGGTCAGAGCATCCCGAGAAGTCCTACGGACTGTACGAGGACGAGGACGGGAAACAGAGATCCCCGTGGTACGACCGGGAATGCGTCCGCCGGGCACACGCCGTGGAGATCGCCACGCAGTTGGATATCGATTACCAGGGAAGTGATTACCCGTATTTCGATCCCGACACTCTTCGGTCACTGATGAAGGAGTACTGCTGTCCCCCGCTTTACCAGGGGACACTGCATATCGAGCCGGGAAATGAGGGACGGTTCGAGGATGACGGCGAGGGATTCCTGAAGATCTGGTGCAGTCTTGACGAGGAGGATCTTCCCCGTGCCGACAGGGATTACGTCATCGGTTGTGACATCTCCCAGGGAACCAGGGCCAGTGATTCGGTGCTGACTGTGGGTGACCGTCTCAGCGGTGAGAAGGTTGCCGAGTGGGCAGACAATGAAACGAGTACGGTGCGACTGGCCGAGATCGCCGTGGCTCTTTGCAGGATGTTCAAGGGTCCGGGTGGTCGCGGGGCTTTTCTGATCTGGGAGGCGACTGGTCCTGGCAGGACTTTCGGAAAGACAATCGTCGAGGAATTGTATTACGGAAATATCTATTACCAGACACATGATCAGCGAATATCGAAAAAGGTGACCGACAGGCCGGGCTGGTATTCCACGAGTGATGGGAAAAAGGATCTGTTGGCAACATATCGGGAAGCGTTATTCAGCAGGGGTTTCATCAATCCCAGCAGAAAGGCTCTTGAAGAGGCAGGGGAATACGTTTATCTTGCGAGTGGAAAAATTGAACACGGGGGTTCAGCGAGATCACTTGATCCGACCAACAGGGGCACTGGGCACGGGGACCGTGTCATTGCAGATGCACTCTGTGCGAAGGTACTTCGCGAACGCAGGGAAGAGACGAAGGAACCGGAAATCGTAATTCCGGTAATGTCCCTTGCGTGGCGTCGGAATCAACGGGAACTTGAGGTTTCCGACGAGTGGCACTGAATCCAAAAAAACACACGGACGTGTCCCGTCTTCGGGAGGCAATGCATGCTTCCCGCAAGAAGTTGGAATCGTTCCGGGTTCGCCACCGCCAGGCTATCGAGCAGTACGTCGGATCGTATTACTCCGACGACGGCACATCGAAGCCCGTCCATGTCAATCTCATGGAATTGGCTGCGAACATTTACGAGAGACAACTTGTCGCCCGCCCGCCGCAGGTGCTGGTGCTGACTCGCAACGAGCAGATCAAGCCCTACGGCATCGAGTTCGAGCAGGTGATGAACGACTCGTTGAAGGACTACAACGTCCACCGGGTCTTGCAGCGTTGCGTCAAGAGCGGACTGTTCTCGATGGGCATCTGCAAGGTGGGAATCGAGGACAAGGGAGTCATCGAGAAAAGCGGATACGACTTCTCGATGACCCGCCCCTACTGCACCGACATCCTGATTGATGACTGGGTGCATGACATGACCGCGCGGGGCCAGGACGAGATCGGCTACTGCGGACACCGCTACCGGATGAACCTTGAGGACGCCAGGGCCTTTCCCGGTTTCGACAGGAATGTCCGCAACAATCTCCAGCCAGCCAGGGAGTTGAACTACAACGAGAGCGGTGACGAAAGAATCAGCACCCTTGCCAGCGGGTTCGGCGGGTTCGACACGGAGTACGAGGAGAAGGTCGAGTTGTGGGAGATCTGGCTGCCGAGGGAGAAGTTGCTGGTCACCCTTGGACCCAACGAGGGCGAGTTGCCACTGCGGGTGGTGGAGTGGGACGGCCCGGACAGGCGACTCGGCCCGTTTCACATGCTGTGGTTCTCCGAGGTTCCCGGCAACTCGATGCCCCTGGCCCCGGCGATGCTCTGGACCGGACTGCACAACATCGTCAACGGCCTGTACCGGAAATTGGAGAGACAGGCACAGAGGTCCAAGGTGATCGGGCTGACCCGTGGCATGGACACGGGGGATGCCGAGCGGATCCGCAAGACATCCGATGGTGAAGTGGTCGCGGTGGACAACCCCGACTCGGTTGTCGAAAAGCAATTCGGGGGCATCGACCAGCGGAACTTCGCCTTCATGTTGCAGAGCAAACAGTTGTTCTCGTGGTTGGCGGGAAACCTTGAGAGTCTTGGCGGGCTGGGAGCGAGCAGCGAGACGGTCGGCCAGGACCGCATGATTACAGCGAGTGCCAACCAGCGCATCGCCGGTATGCAGGACCAGGTGATGCGTTTCACTCGCGACATTATCAGGGATTACGGCTACTGGCTCTGGTCGGATCCGATGAAGACCTACGATCTGGAGTTGGATTTTCCAGACGTGCCGACGGTCCAGAGCCAGTTGACTCCCGCCGAGCGTCAGAGCCACTCCTTCTATCAACACGAGTTGGAGATCGAGCCGTACTCGATGCAGTACCTCTCTCCGAACCAGCGTTTGCAGAGTATCAACCAGATCGTCCAGGGCGTGATCCTCCCCGCTCTCCCGTTGATGGAGAAGCAGGGGATGGGGATCGACATGGAAGCGTTGCTGAGTATCTACGCCAAGTACAGCAATCTTCCTGAACTCAACGACATTGTCGTGACCGCCGCCGAACAGGCTCCCCCTCCGGAAGACCCGAGGCAGAGTCCGGTGACGATGCGGCAGAACGAAAGAATCAACCGGGCGGGACCGGCGACTCCCGGTCGTGACGAACAGCAGATGATCCAGCAGATGATGTCTGGATCTGAACCGCAGATGCAAGGAGCCTGAAATGCCCCCTCCTCAATTTCCGCAAGTTCCCAACGTCGGAATGGCCGGATCCTTCGCAAACCGGCCCTACCAGCAGGCACTCGATCAGTATCAGCAGGGAGTGGTCGACTGGCTCCAGCCGGTCCAGCCGATGGCCCCGCCGACGATCCCCACCCCCTCCGGGTTTCCTGGACAGCCGGTTGGTGGCTACGTCCCTCCGACATATGGACCCGGAGGACCATGGGGCGTTCCGCAAACCGGGAGTCCTGCCGGTGTGGCCGGTGCGATGGGGGGTGTTCAACAGGCTTTCGACCAGTACATGAACATGCCGTCCCCTCGGGATGTCTACGGCGCGTACCGGTTCAACATGCCCGGCCTGACTCCCGACCAGAGCATTGGCGGAACTCCCGCCTTCGGTGCGACACCGGGAGCCGTGACGGACTACGTCACTGGCAACGTGACATCGTCGATGCAGAATTCGTTGCAGGACTTGCTGAACCAGGCGACTGCCATGAGTGGCCAGACGTATGGCAACATCGCCAATGCTGCCGGGAATATCGGAGGTGCATTTGGCATCCCTTCGGCCGGAGCCATGGGAAATGCTGCGCAGCAGTGGATTCAGCAACAGTTAGCACAACAGGCGGCACAACAGGCACAACAGGCGGCACAGGCGGCACAGGGTCTTTTGGGAGGGCTGGGGAACTTGTTCGGTGGTGGTTCGGCTCCACCTGCGGGAACTCCTGGCACGCCGATGGCAAGCCAGCCGCCGCCGCCACCACCGTTCCCAACGAACATTCCCCCGTCCGCTCCCGCTCCTTCTCCTCCACCCCCGCCATTCCCGACGAACATTCAACCCCAGCCCCCGCCGCCACCGTTTCCGACGAATATTCCCCCGTCCGCTGCGCCACCGGCCGCACCCGTTCCGCCGCCGCCGCCTTTCCCAACGAACATTCCTCCGCAGCCACCCCCGCCCCCGTTTCCGACGAACATTCAACCCCAGCTACCGCCCCCGCCCCAGCCGCCACCGCCACCGTTCCCAACAAACATCCCACCCCAGCCCCCGCCACCGCCGGTCCCGACGAACATACCCGGCACTGGCTTAACGAACGAGTTTGGGTCGTTGGATCAAGGAGGAATTGGCTATTGGTCACCTGAAGCCGGACCAATGCCACCTGTCCAGGCATCCGACTTCGTGCCACAGCCAGCACAACAGCCAGCAGCACCACAGCAACCTTCCGTCTTCGACCCACAGCCCCCGCCGCCCCAGCCGCCCGCCGCCGCCCCGGCCCCACCACCACCACCGGAAACGGATCCCCCCGAAGGGGCGCGCCCTGAATGGGACGAATATGTCAAGGAAGCCGAGCGGAGATCTGACGAGGCATCGAGGGCATATGAGGAATATCAAAGAAAGTTGAAGGCATCAACCAGAACGAAACGCCGAGGCGTCGGGAAATAGACATTGGCGGATGATAGAGGAAGGTAGAAGGGATTAGAAATCATGGCAAATCCACCTCTTGGAATCGGGCAGACGATGGGACCGGAAGGCCAGCCTGTAGGCGGGCAACCGAGTCCATACGCCGGGAACATGCCCACGCCTCAGAATCCGTTCAATTACGGGCCGATGCAGCAATTCCTGTTCCAGGATCTTCCGATGATGTACCCCGGAGTGGTCCCAGGACAGGGAGATCCGGCCTACACGCCGTCGTGGATTCCTCCCGGTCCCGGCCAGCAGATCCCGACCCAGACGGGCATGGCTGGCTACTACCCGAGTCTTCTGCCTGGAGGGAGTGTCCCAGCACTTGGGCTTCAACAGGCACAGTGGGCAATGCCATCATTCCTGGGAGGTGGCGGGGGAACCGGGACGAGTCCGACCGGCGTTGCGGAAATGGCGATCACCGGAGCGGAAGAGTCGAGGGCGCAGCATAATCTGCAAAGTGCGCCCC